TCAGAGCCATCCACTTATGGGAAATGGTGTGAGGTTTGTTGAAACTATCTCCCCAGAAGCACTTAATGATGCTGACATGGAAGATGTGAGAGCCCTTATCGACCATAATCCTTCACTCATTCTAGCAAGAACTACAGCAGACACGCTACAACTTGAAGTTGATGAAGTCGGCCTTAGATTTAGAGCTGAGCTTGCTGATACTACTTATGCGAGAGACCTGTATAAGAATATCCAGGCTGGAAATATTAATCAATGCTCATTTGCTTTTGAGTTGGATGAGAAAGGTGACACTGTTCGATACAACAAAGAATCAAAGATGTATGAGCGTACACTAAACTCATTTAAACGAATTAAAGATGTAAGTGCTGTTACATATCCAGCGTATGAAGATACTGATGTAGCTCCTGCAATTAGAAGTATTGAACAAGCTGAACAGGAAGCTAAAGACTTGCTGGAGAAACAGAAGAGAAAACTACAACTCGAATTAGATTTGATGAAACTGAAAGGAGATAAATAATGACAATCACTGAATTGCGAAGTGAAGTAGAAGCAAAGTTTGATGAAGCCAATGAAGCTCTGAGTAATGATGAGCTTGATAAAGCAGAACAAATTAAAGCTGAAATTGCTGAGCTTCAAGAACAAATTGCAAAGCTTGAAGAAGAGCTTGCTGAAGTGGAACCTGAAGAGGAACCCGAAGAAGAAAAATCTGAGGAGCCTGGAGAGGAAGAAGCAAGGGAAGAAGTTGCTGATTCTGAAGAGTCTACTGAAGAAGCTGATGAAGATAATGATGAACGAAATGCTGATAAACCAGCAGAAGAAAATAAAACCCAACTCGAAGGAGAAGAAAGAAATATGACTAATATTGTAGAAGAAGTAGTAGTAGAAAACGGTATGGAAGAGGTTCGCTCCAACTTCCAACATTTTGTGAAGAATAACGAAGTTCGTGACCTTACAACTGAATCTGGTGCTGTAGTAGTTCCTGATTATATCGGTACTCAAGTTAAAGATATGACTGATGAAGTAGTATCCCTAGACAAATATGTAACTGTTGAACCAGTTAGCACTAAGTCTGGTACTAAACCAGTATATAAAGGTGACTCTGCTCCAGCTCTTGCATCTGCTGCTGAGCTCCAAGACAACCCTAAAGTCGGTGTGCAACCACTTGATGAAGTAGATTTCAAAGTAGAAACATATCGTGGTTATGTCCCTGTATCTCGTGAATCTATTGAAGATGGCGTAGGTGCTGAAGAGCTTGTTAAGCGTATTCTTTCTGAAGCAGTAGTTACTACTCGTAATACTCATATCCTGAATGTTGCTAATACATTTACTGCAAATACGGTTGCTGACCTGGATGCTCTTAAAGATATCGTCAATGTTGACCTCAAGCCTAAGCATAAGAAGCATATCCTTATGAGTCAATCTGTGTACAACGAAATTGACAAAATTAAAGATGGTAATGGTCGCTATATGCTCCAAGATTCTATTGCAGCTGCTTCTGGTAAAGCACTGTTTGGCATGGAAGTAGTAGTATTTGAAGATGCTCTCATCGGTGCAGACACTATGTATGTTGGTAACTTGAGAGAAGCTATCGTACTCTTTGACCGTAGCCAATACCAAGCACAGTGGACTAGCTACATGCAGTTTGGTGAGTGCCTGATGATTGCCCTAAGAATGCAGGTCAAAGAGCTTAACTCTGATGCAGTTCGCAAAGTTACTTTCACTCCAGCGACTCCAGTACAAGCGTAATCTAGTACATACTAGCTGAATGAGAGCAGCATTATTCATAGTATTCCTGCTCATTAATTGAGTGCTATGAACATATTAGCTTGAGGGATTCGTCTCTCAAGCATATTTATTACTTATACATACAAGGAGTTGAGAATGCTTGAAGAAATTTGAAGTACTGAAAGAATTCAAAGACATTCACTCTCAAGAACTATACAAACTAGATTCTGTTCATGAAGTTTCCGATGAACGATTCAAGGAAATGACAGAGAATCTAAAACAATTTGACGGTGAATTCATTAAAGAAATCAAACCAAAACGAAAGCCTAGAAAGAAGAAAGCAGAAGATAGCACTGAAGAAGAAGGTGCTTAATGATGGAACTCGCAACAGTTAAAAAACACCTTAGAGTCATTGACGACTTTGAAGATGATGTGATTCAGATGTATATGGGCTGGGCTCAGCAGAAGGTTAAATCTTCTGTAACTGATGAGCCTATTATGTATGACTTATTCTTCGACCAAAATCCTCACTACGATAGGGCAGTAATCCTTCTCACAGCACACTATTTTAATAATAGACTTCCTCTTGCCGATAAACCCCAATATAACTTAGCCTTTGGTCTTAAAGATGCGCTATCTCATTTGAGAGCAGATTTCCTCAGATATGAAGAAGAGATGAATGCTGATGAGTAACTTGATGAATAAGATGAATCAAATTGTCGAGTTCAAAGAGAAACGCACAATCAACGACAGGGGCATTGCTAAAGAAGTATATGAGACTCTATTCAAAGCTTATGCTCATATAGATACCGTCTGGATGAAAGATTATCAAACAGCTGTTTCTAGTGGTACTCAGAACAGACTGAAGTTTACCATCAGATTTGTTCCAGTAGATATCACTAATAAGATGCATATTGTCTTCAAGAATCAAACTTATGAAATCAAGGAAGTCTATCCCGATTACACAAATCATCAAGTCATTACAATCATGGCTGAACAGGTTGGTATTTGATGGCTAAACATGACGGCTTTGAGATTAATGGTTTCGATGAGATTCTTATGAATCTTGAACAGCTGGGTGTGAATGTAGATAAAGCTGGTAGAGCAGCAATCAAAGAGGGTGCTGAAGTAGTAAGAGATGCACTAGAGAAGAATACGCCAAAAGGTAACTACAACAGTAAAGAACATGCCAAAGATAATGTTGTCATATCGAATATCAAGACGAATAGGGACACTGGAGACAAGTATGTGACGGTGGGGTTTCCTGCTTCTATAAAATGGAGAATTCATATGAGCGAGTTCGGTACCATTAGACAATCTCCTCAATTATTCATGACGAAGACGATTAATGACACACAAGAACAAGTTAGAAAAACTATAGCAGCCAGCTTGAGAGGGGCGATGAAGTAAATGGAAGAAGAATTATATCTGGAAGATATGTTGGAAGTTTTGAGAGTGAATCTAGTTGAGCGTTTATCAAGGCTATTTGCATTCCCCCAAGACAAGATTTATAAGTTTACTGTTCCTGACGAGCTGAGTGATAGTGAGCTTTCCCCTTGTATCCGATTAAACATCGCTGATATGAGACCTATCGAATGGGCAGGGGATGAAGTTATTGCTTACCGCTATGAATTTCTGATTGATATTTGGCATGAAGATTACTACGAAGCTTTCAAAATTGGACAACATGTTCAACAAGTTTTACGAGAAATGAATTTCAGGCAAAGTTCTCCAGTCTTTGACAAGGATGAAGACACTGACTTGTTCAGAGATTCAAGAACTTACGCTGGAAATATAATGATTAAATAAATTTTAAGGAGAAATGTGCAAATGGCATACACTAACGATTATCAGGCTATTACTGGTCTGAAGAAGGTTTACATGGCAGTTCAGAATGAAGATACGAAAGATGGAGTTTCCTACGGTGAGATTCACGAGATTGATTCTATCAAATCTTTCGGTGTGACACCTAACTCTTCTATTGAGAAGGCCTACGCTGGAAACCGTGCTGTACAAACTGCTCAGGCTCGCCCAGGTGCAGCCTTCAATATGGAATTCCACTCCCTTCCTGAAGAGCTCAAAGAAGAAATTCTGGGAGAAGTTCGTAGAGAAGATGGACTTACATACTCTAACTCTCAGCAAGTATCTCCATACATTGGGGTCATCGCTGAATTCACTAAAGAAGATGGTACTTCCAAGTTTATCGGCCTGACAAAAGCCCTGGTTCAACCAGCTGAAGAGTCTGGTCAAACTAAAGAGGACTCTGTTTCCTTCGGTTCTATCACTCTTGAAGGTGAAGCAATGGATAGAATCTACGACAATGAGCGCAAGATTTCTAAGAATGGTTCAGACGAAGACTTCGACTTCTCTGTTCTCTCCAATGCAGTCTTCATGGACTCTACTGCTACACCTGTTGCATAGGCTTAACGAGAATCATACAGATTAACCAGCGGCCTGTACTCATCATGCAGGCTGCTTTATTTATCATATTATCGACTAATTATTTAAACTACTAAATTTCAAAGGAGAAATACATATTATGGCTAAAACAGTAACACGAAAGATTACACTATTCCTCGAAGGTGAAGATAAAACTTTCTACTCTAAATTTGCGAATGCACGAAACATCATCAAGGCTCAGAACCTCTTTAAGAAGATGGAAAATGCTGAAGATGAAATGGCTGTTCTTGATGAAGTACTGGACTTCCTTGCAAAAGATATCTATCACGGTGAATTCACAAAAGACGATATGTGGGATGGTATTGATGCAGCAGACTTTATGGAAGAGCTTCAGAATCAACTGATGCTGGTTATGACTCGTGATGTAGAAAGTTTGAAGAAGCAAGCTTTTTTAGCGAGTCAGAAATAAGCGAAGAAGACTTGTCACCTGATAAGCAAGTAGAATATCTTCAGAACTTCATAGATTATATGAGGGAAAGAGAAGATGGTAAGCATATGAGCTTCCAAGAGCTTATGGAATGTGACATATTTGCTTTAATGGACTCTGAGATGCGTATCTATCAGAAGCATCAAGAGAAGAATCAAGTCAGCGCTGAAGCAGCGTTTGACTTACTGTAAGCTCCCTCCCGGGGGCTTATATATTGAGAGTGTGATTAGTCTCAGGGCTAGTACTTTCTCAATATATACTCAGTCTAAAACAGCTACTAATATAGCAACAGAGGAACAATTAAATAAACAGACCATATGGCTGGAGATAAGTTATTAACACTCAACTATCTCCAGCCATTTTTTTGTATAAAATTTGAAAGGATGAATATGAATGGCGAATAACACTCCGTTAGGCAGAATGGTCATAGATGTAGATATGAATACGACTAAGCTCAATAGCTCAGTTACTGGCCTACAGCGTCAAATGAAGATGGTTAACTCAGCTATGACTGCCAATCTCTCTGCCATCGGTAGGGTAGGTAGTGAATCAGATAAACTTGGTGTGAAAGTAGAAAGCCTCACTAAGAAACAACAGATTCAAGAGGCTATTGTTAAAGAACAGCAGGATGCATACAAGGAAGTTGTAAAGCAGAAGGGTGCAGCAAGTAAGGAAGCAGAAGCTCTTGCATCTAAACTTAACAAAGAAGAAGCAGCACTCTCTAATATTACTTCTGAACTAGAAGAGATGGAGAAGCAACATAAGATAATGACCTCTCCGTGGACAAAAATGTCTAAAGGATTGGATGAGTATGGCAGTAAGCTTTCTAGCATCGGTGGACAAATCACTGATATAGGAAAGACAGGTTCTAAATGGATTACAGCTCCACTAGTTGCATTGGGAACTGTAGGCGTTAAGTCTGCCATGGATTATGAATCTGCAATGGATAAAGTACAGGGGCTCCTGAATGCTACAGATGAAGAAATGAAGCAGATAGAGGAAAGCACTAAGAAGTGGGGCGGTACTACTTCATTCACTTCCAAAGAAGTCGCAGATGCACATTCTTATATGAGTTTAGCGGGCTGGGATGCAGCACAACAGATTGAGGCTATGGGTGGCGTATTGAAGTTTGCTGAAGCTACTGAGCTAGACCTGGCTAACGCCTCTGACCTCGTAACAGATTCAATGGGAGCACTTAAACTTGAAACACAAGATTTGGATGGATACCTCGACAGTCTGGTAGCAACTCAATCCAACTCGAATACTACAGCAGAAGAAATGATGGATGCATACATAAGAAGTGGGGCAACACTAAGCTCAATGAACTTCACTGTAGATGAGACCAATGCAATGCTCGGTGTTCTTGCAGATGAAGGTACAAAAGGTGCTGAAGCTGGTACTAAGCTGAACAGTATGTTTGCTAAGATGATTAACCCGACAGGGCAGACAGCACAAGCATTTGAAGAGTTGAACCTTTCTATGGCTAATGCTGATGGAACAATGAAATCTTCTGATGAGATTCTTGCAGAAATTAAATCCAAGACAGACGGCCTTACGGATGCTGAGAAGAATAGATACATAGCCATGATAGCTGGTACTGAAAACCTTTCTTCAATGAATACACTTTTAGATGCTTCTGGTGGCAAGCTTGAAGACTACAAGAAAATGAATGAAGAAGCTAATGGTTCATTAGATAAATTACATAAAATCATGAAAGACAACCTCAAAGGTGACCTTGAGCAGTTCAGTTCGGGGCTCGAAGCAGCAGCTCTTTCCATCGGTGAGTACTTGATTCCATATGTAAGAGATGGCATCCAATGGATGACTGATATGGTCAGCAAGTTTAATGGACTGAATGACGGCACTAAAGTAGCGATACTTGCCTTTGCTGGAATAGCAGCTGCTATCCCTCCTGTATTGGTGGCTGTAGGTGGATTCATTTCACTTGCAGGAGCAACGATGAACGCCCTGTCTCCACTAGCTGCTGCACTTGGCAAGAACGGTGGCTTGTTCAAAACACTAGGTAAGATACTCCTTAGGTTTGGTGGGCCAGTAGGCCTTGCAGTGACTGTTATAGGACTACTCGTAGCAGCCTTTAAGTCAGTATATCAAAACTCTGACACCTTCAGAGAAGGTATACATAGAGTAGGAGAAAAAGTAACTGAAATCTGGGGGAAGATTAAGGAGTTCGGACAAGGAGTCAAGAATCTTTTTGTAAGCGGTGAAGAAGATGAAGGCTCAAAGATACTCAAAGAACTGGGTATTGATGATAACTCAATCGCTGCCTTAATTGGCTTCAGAGATAGAATAACTGGACTGAAAGATAAGCTGATAGAGCTTAAAGATACTATAGCTTCTCAGATACAGCCAGCTCTACAGGGCGTAATGGATTTCATGAGTCAGACGGCACAGACACTAAAAACGATGTGGGAAGAGAATTCGGCTACTATTATTCCAACGATAACGAACATTGGTAAGATAATCAGTACAGTCTTTAGCGCAATTCTCTCTACAATACAGTTTATTATGCCAGCCGTATTTGCCGTCATAGAAATGGTTTGGGGTAACATCCAAGGCTTAATCCGAGGCGGTCTAAAAGTTATAGATGGACTCGTGAAAGTTTTCACAGGAATTTTCACTGGCGATTTCTCCCGAGTGTGGGAGGGTGTAAAAAACATCTTCTCAGGTGGTATTAGTTTCGTATGGAATCTATTCCAACTGATGTTCTACGGCAGAATCATTAAAGGTGTCGGCTCACTTGTCAGGATATTCTCAGGCAGCATTAAAGGATTGTGGACTAAAGTAGTCGGATTCTTTAAAGGTATGTATGAGGGCGCAACCCTCAGAGTCATGTACATGAGAGATAAGGTAGTCTCTCTTATAAGAAGGATGGCAACACTTGCGAAAGATTCTGTGTCTGGAATGGTCAACAGAGTTAAAAGTTTCTTCAAAGACATGTTCATATCTGCTAAAAACAGAGTAACAAAACTGAAGGATGATGTAGTCGCATTATTCAATCGCATCAAGTCTAATGTATCTGATGCTGCAAGAGGTATGAAGAACAAAGTAGTAAACTTCTTCACAGATATGAAGGACGGAGCGAAGAGAAAAGTAACAAACTTAAAAGATGACTCTATAGCAATGTTCAATCGTATCAAAGACAGAGTATCAGCTTCTGCTAAAGCAATGAAGGATAAAGTCACTGGTTTTTATGATGACATGAAAGACAAAGCTAAAGAGAAGCTGGACGATATGGTCAGTGGGGCTAAAACGCTCCCTGGTCGCATCAGAGATGCTATCAAGAATGCTAAGAGTAAAGCAGTCGATGGTATCAAGTCGATGGGTAACTCAATGATTAGCAAACTGGAAGATGTCATTAACGGTCTCATTAGAGGTATGAACAAAGTGCTGAAGAAGATTGGAGTTGAAAATCTTGTTAGTGAGGTTGAGCTTCCTAGGTTCTCGACAGGTACACAGCGAGGTGGAGGCTCTCTTGTCTCAAATGGAGCTATAGCTAAAGATACATTTGCTACAGTCGGTGATAGGGGCTCAGGTAATGGCAAGGGTACTAGAGAGCTTGTCCAATATCCAAATGGTATGACCGGGCTCTACGACAATGATGCTACTATCTTTGCCCCTAAGGGCACTATCATTTACAACAACCGCCAGACTGAAGAAATAATCAATAGTCTGCCACAGTTCAGTACTGGTACAAATCCACAAGCTGGCTCTGGTTCTAAGAATGGCAAAAACAAGAAGAAGAAAGGCCTCTTTGGAACTATCGGAGATGTGCTTTCCAATACTTGGGACTACATAAAGAATCCAGGCAAGGTCATCAGTGCGATTGTAGATAACATCGCTCCTGACTGGTCTAACTTAGCAGGATTCGGTAAGAAAGCTGCTAAAGGTGGTTTTAAATTTGCTAAAGACCATGCACTTGATTGGATTACTGGAATCTTCAAAGATAATGAAGGTGGACAAGTAGACGGCAGTAAGATACTGAATAGAGCTATCACTCAGACATTCGGTAGATATACAGGTGGAATCAACTTCAACGGTGGTAAACACTACGGAGTAGATACAGCACATGTCTATGACCGACTTGCTTCCCCAGTCAACGGTAAAGTGGACAAAATCTGGAATGACTATGGTGGCGGTAACTCCATCCAAATCAAATCTGGAGAGCTGACTTGGTGGTTCATGCATATGAGCTCCATCGCCAAGAAGGTAGGAGACCTGGTTAAAGTAGGAGATCACCTCGGTAAGACTGGTAACACAGGTAACTTCACTACTGGGCCGCACCTTCACACTCAAGCCATGCGTGGTGGTGTAGGAAATAGGTTTGCTATTAACCCGATGTCCCTTCTCAAGAAAGCAAGTTTTGCCACAGGAGGCCTAATTAATTCTTCTGGAATGTACCAGCTAGCTGAAGATGGCTACCCAGAGTTTGTGATTCCAACAGACCCGGCCAGAAGGACAGATGCCATGAAGCTACTGGCTTATGCTGGTAAGACACTTCAGAAGAATGACGGCAACTTGAGACCAAATAGTATTCCTTCTCCAGGTAGTTCTGGCAGCAGCCAGGAAATCAATGAGCTGAAAGAGATTGTTAAGAATCAACAAGCTCAGATGCAGCAGACTAACCAGATGCTTGAAGTACTCATGAAGATAGCCGAGAAAGATTATGTAGCCCTCTACAATGAGAAACAACTGGCTAGAGACTTGGAGCCTGAGATTACTAAGAGAAGTAAATATAACACTGATAGAGATGCTAGGTTCTCCTAGTATCTCTTCTTTTATAAGGAAGTGACATGAATTGCAATTCTATATAAATAACATAATGAACGATAATCTCTACATTGCAGATGGATTCAAGATACCTTCACTCAATACTGAAATTGAAACGAGAGAGGTTAAAGGTAGAGATGGATTCATTAGAGGAGAGAAGAAGGTAAGAGGATATAACTTCACGATTCCTTTTATTTATGCGAACCATTCAAATAAAGACTTCTTTGATATCAATAATGAACTGGTAGAGTTCTTTAATCGAGAGAAAGAAGTACGGTTCAGATTAGGGGGTGAAGTTTGGTACTGGAATGTGGTGTTCTCAGGGACTATTGAACTGACTCAAAGAACACAGGGATTTGTAAGTTTTGAGCTTAACTGTATCATCTCAGACCCTTACAAATACTCTAATGAAGTATATTCCACTGTAACTGAAGAAGACCACATGACTCTATTGAATAACGGTACGGCTCATTCATATCCCACATTCAAAATGAAAGCATTGAAAGACAGCACGATGCTCGCATTATCTAAAAATGATGAAGACTATTTCATGATTGGGGAGCCCGAGGATACTTTCAAGACTCCTGTAGATGCTTCACCGACTGTCTACTCAACTGGGTTTAGTACCACAGTAGGCTGGTCTTATCTAGCTGACAAGATTCCAGATGCTTATGTAGGAGGAGAAGTAGGTGGCTCTATTGAAGTGGATAATAATTCATTCAAGATAGCTACTGAACCAGTCGATAAAACTGGATGGATAGGCGCAGGGCTTAAACGGTCACTTAGTCAAACAATGCAGGATTTTGATATAACTTTTGCTGCAAGAGTTCATGAAGATTGGCGAAGTAAAAAATCAGGGAAAGCAATGACACATGTGCTTGATACTTCTGGGAACCTGGTTGCTGCACTAGGACTACTGGATGCTTCAGGAAAGAGGAATACTCGATTATTTGTTGCTGTCTATGATGCCTATGGCAACAGAAAAACAATTGTAGATTACTCTCATAACATGTTCAACAGTGGCTACACTCATATCCGACTCATCAGGAGAGGACAAGAATTCATTGTGAAAGCTTGGCGGATGATTGATTGGGATACATACGAAAAGAATGACTTATATACGACAAGGTTCATTGATGCAGGGGAGTTGTATCAAGCACCTGTAGTACAAACCAGCATTTACCTAGGAAGACATACCAATTCCACAGATAAAACTAATCCCAAAGTATTCTACCTCAGAATCAGGAAGCCCAATGGTTCTACCGAAGACCAAATTCCTTATGTAGTGAAAGCAGGGGATGAAATCGAGATAGATACACATAAAGAAATAATCATGATTAATAATGAACCAATGACTGAGTTAAAAGATTTTGGTTCCAGCTATTTTTCTATTAATGCAGGACGAACAGAAGTATTCATTGAACCTCAAGGATACTTTGAATCCAATGCAGAATGGAGAGATAGATTCTACTAAAAAGAAAAAGATGAAAGGTGATTTAATTGAGTCAAATACATATTCTTGATAAATATAACTTTGAAGTGAAAGAGGTACTATCAAACAGACAAGATAGAAAAGTAGTGCTTGAAGATACTCATACTAGAAATATTGAGACCCACGCTGAGACATATGACTTCATTGTAGACTATAGAGCTTCTGAAGCTCTAGAGAACAGAGATAGGGTACTCATTCCAGACGAAGTGAAGGGTAGATACAGAGAGTTCATCATTAACAATATTGAAACTGATACATACAATGGTGAAACGGAAGTATTTTCTGAAGCATCCTACCCTGAGGATTTGAAGAAAGCTAAACCAATTGCTCCTCAAACTCTTGAGCAAAATTCTCCTGAGCAGGGTGTAAACTTTGCTCTCAGGGGCACTGGTTGGGAAGCAGGGGAGATAGAATATGCTGGATTCAGAACCATCAGCTGGACAAGCTATAACTCTCCTTTTGATGTACTGAAGATACTTGCAAATAGATTTGACCTTGTGCTCGACTTTACTATCGAAACCAAAGGAAACAAAGTCACTAAGCGACTTGTACACCTGAGAAAATCTAATAACATCTTCAAAGGAAAAGAAATCAGGAGAGGTAAGGACTTAGCTGATTTAAAGAGAAAGACTATCTCAACCGATATTGTTACAGCTCTCGTAGCTCTTGCCCCACAACCTACGGACGAAACTAAAGAGAGGCTTGTAGTTGAAGTTAAAGATGATGAAGCTCAAGCAAAGTGGGGTAAAGCATACAACTATATTTGGGGTATATATGAGCCTGAATCAAGCGATGAAGAAATGACTAAAGCAAGACTTACCACTCTTGCTAAGACGGAGCTAGGCAAGCATAATAAGCCACAAGTAGAATACACTATTGATGCTGTGACATTGAGTGAAGCAATGCCTCATGAATCTATGATTATCGGAGATAAAGCAAGAATCAAGGATGACCTTCAAGAGCCTTATTTCTATGTCGATGCCACAGTTAAAGAAGTGAAGCGCAGTATATTTAGTGATATGACAAAAACATATACTCTCGGTGAGATTACTGAGCATCAGAGAGAGGATTTGAGAAAACACTTCAATAGTCTTGTTGGTTCTCTCAGTCAAAGACTCGCTTCTACAAACTCCAACTTGGATAATGTAGTGACAATGATTGATAAGGAAGTTGAAAGAAGAATCTATAAGCAAGATACTCCTCCTGAAAACCCCATTACTGACCAGCTCTGGTTAGACACTTCCAATCCTCAAAAACCAATCCTCAAGCGATACTTCAACTATCAATGGAATGAAGAGATTAAAGCAGTAACTGAAGCTTCTGATATAGGCGCTATTACAAGAGAACAAGCTATGTATGAAGCTGTACTTGCATCCTTTGAGAATATTAAGCCTCAGCATCAAAGTATCATTACTGAAGCCACAGAGCTTAGAGAAAAGCCAATCATCCTAACCCTCGATAATGCAGAAATACACCGACAAAATATCCTCAATGCAATCAGCAACCTCAACACGGCATATACTAATATTGATGCTTTCATTGAGTCTAAAAAGACTACAGAGCGTATCTCACTAGATGATGCCGTCACTTCTAACAATCTTCTACAAACCTACTCACAAAGAATACAAACACTGAGACAAGTAATGGAAAAAGCAAAAATTGATATTGAACAACATCTCTTTGATATTTCTAATGAAGCAACAAGAATTGCTAATGAGAATGGAGAGATTGTCGAACGACTGGACACATGGCGCTCCACCTCCTTCGAGACCGATGTAGAGGGAATCTCATCTCGTGTAGGCTCTGCTTCATGGACTTCTGAATGGAAACCTGCTGTTGATACAGACATTAAGAATGCTGTTGATAATATTGAAGTTGGTGGAAGAAACCTACTTCAAAACAGTACAGGGTGGGTAAATCATCAAGTTGATAAGATTGTAAATGAAAGACCGTACAGAGCAATAGATTACTCTTGGGGTAATGGATATTTCAACTTATCTTTAGACGAAAACACACAATACACCTTATCTGTTTGGGCTTACAATGATATGGATACACCACAGAGCGCTTATATCCTTATCCAGAGTAAATACTCAGATAGGGATGGCTGGCAGACGAAGTATGAGACACCTGTCTTACAACCTAAAGAATCTAAGCATATTGTTCTTACAATAAACACAGGAGATTATACCAACCCTACAGGAGAATACAGAGCTTACTTACTGGCTAAATCAGGTTCTACGCAAATACACTTAAGTTATCCAAAATTAGAGGAAGGCAACAAAGCCACATCTTGGACAGAAGCTCCTGAAGATACCGAAGCTCGTATTGAAGCCACAAACCAAGAATTATCTGAACTCGCTGGTGCACTCGGAGACTTTGAGGAAACAGTCAACAACACTTTCCGGGACGGCATTATCGAAGAAGCCGAGGCTAAAGCCATTAAGTCTCACAAAGCACAACTCTCTAAAGAGAAGAAAGACATAGACCAGAAGTATGACACGATAAGGAATCACTCACTCATTGTTGCTAGTGAGGCTTCAACTGTTCGTAATAACTTAACTTCCGCAAAATCCGAATTCAACACAGCTCACTCTGACCTAGTATCATATATTGATACAGCTATCTCAAACGGTAAGGCAACTGAGGCCGAGTATAATGCAACCATTTCTCGATTCGGCACATACGAAGCAAAACTGGCTACACTCTCATTCCGACTCGAAGAAGCTAATGATTATATCAGTAGTGTTAAAGCAACAGTAGCAGAAACAAATGCTAAGTCACATGCTGAAACAAAAGCTCAGGCTGCTCAAGAAGCTGCTGAGAAGTATGCACTTGCTCAAGCCAATGCTGAGAGAGTTAAGGCTGAAGCTTATGCCGATGGTAAGGTAACGGATGAAGAAAAGGCTCGTATTGCAGATGTAAATGCTAAGTTGAAAGCAGCTAAGGAACATGCTGATACAACAAGTGCTGCTGCTGAAAAAGCAGCCAAGGAACATGCTGATACTGAGATTGGAAATATTCAAATCGGTGGTAGAAACCTGCTCCCAAATAGTGAAATAATTGAACATAGAAATCATAATAGCCATTATATTCTAACCCCCACTAAAGCTGGTCAGTACACAATATCATTCGACTATGAAATCATCGAAGAAATCTCAACAATTACTAGTTTTTTGCTATATTCTCATGCTACTGGCGTAGGGAGTTTTGCTGGGGTTCCTTTAAAAACAGAAGGTCAGGATAGAACTCATCTGACATTTGAAGTGACCGAAAATATGATTGGTTCTAGTATTGCGTTATATGCAGGTACTAACGCAGCGACCTCAAGAGAAAACAAAATGGATTTCATCGAGATTATGATTGAGAGAGGTAACAAACCCACAGGCTGGTCACCGGCCCCTGAAGACATAGATGCTCAATTCAACACAATCAACGAGAATGCTCTCGGCCTCAACTCAGACCTCACAGATGCATTTAAAGACGGTATCATCTCTAACTCAGAAGCTAAGTCCATAGAGGATAGTTTAAATACAGTTAAATCTGATTTCGAGAATATCAACCAAAGATATCAGAATGTATATAACAATGCCAAACTTTCTGGTTCACCTAAGTCAAACCTATACAGTGCCAAAGTTTCATTCAACTCAGCTTACAACAGCTTGGTTGATTACATCTCTTCTATCATTACATCAGGAGAGGTTACGGACACTCAGAAGTCCACATATACAAGCAGATACTCTACATACAGAGATAAAATTGGACTTTTATCTGATGCGATTGAAACGGCTTGGGATGCTATTACCAATCAAAAAGTCGATGATATTGAAGTTGGTGGGACTAACTTAGCTATCAATACACTTGAAAGAATAAACCCCCTAAAAAATTCTGGGGAATCATCAGACAATTATAATTATGAGAAATTTTATTCTACCGATGGTTTAATCGCTGGTGATAAATACATCATTAGTGGATTCGTGGAGGTGACCGATGGAGCCTTCACTGGAGTTTCAGTTTATGAGTATCCGTCTGGTTCCAACAAATATGTATCTATCGACCCAAACACAGGGTATTTTGAAAGTTCTTTTGTCGCCAGAGATGGCACCGATTGCGTGTTGGTATATAATGGTTTTTCAGGTAACACAAGAGGTAACGGAGCAATCTTTAGAAAAGTAAAACTCGAAAAAGGGAATAAAGCTACATCATGGAGTCCTGCTCCTGAAGATATTGAAGCTCAATTTAACGATGTGTACACAAATGCATATGGATTGAATGAAGACCTTACAAAATCATTCAAGGATGGAATCATTTCTGAATCTGAAGCTAAAGCAATCGGGGGTAGTTTGAACTCTGTAAGGGCAGACTTCGCCAACATGAATAAGAGATTCACAAGCATTTATTCTAATCTTAAGTTGTCAGGTTCGGCTAAAACTAACCTGTATAATGCCAAGATTAATTACAATTCTGCATACAACACACTTACTGGCTACATAAGTGATATTAATACATCAGAGACAATCACAGACAGTCAAAAATCAACCTATAATAATTATTTCGGAGCCTATAGAAGCAGTATTGAATCCTTGTCAGAGGCAATGGAAAATGCTTTGGACGCTATCTCTACTCAAAAGGTCGATGATGTAGAGATTGGCTCCACCAACCTTTTACGCAACAGTCGAGAATTTGTAGATGCGTTCCCAACATATTTCAACGGCAAACCATTTAGAAACCTAGGGTATGTCTGGGGTTACAATTTTGGTATGCCTAATGGTTTGCCGAACTTAGAGGAGGGACAACAATATACTGTTTCTATTCTGGCGCATAACAACCAGTCAACCCAACAGAGAGCCAGAATACACGGTAGTTATTTAGGTTTTTCAGAATATATTTATATTCAGCCAAACGAGACTAAGTTGTTGACCCACACCTTCACATATGAAACATCCACTAACACCCAAATTATCTACTTCTTAGCTGAAGATGGTCACTCTATCTGGTACAGCTATCCCAAGCTTGAAAAAGGAAATAAGGCTACCGATTGGAGTCCAGCTCCTGAAGACCAGCAGAAATATGCTGATGATGCTGTAGATGGTTTCTATAAAGATACAATTCAAACCAATTATTACACTAAAACAGCAACTGATAAAAAGCTCGAAAGCTACATAACAGACGAAACCTACAAAGGTAACCTGGATAGTATTGCAACATATAAATCAACATACAATGTTAATACTGGTCAACCAGCCATATTGAGAGAAGCAAATGGCTCCCCTTTCACTCACCCTTACTCTTATGAAGTTACAGCAAGAGTAACCGGAACCAATACAGATACACTGGCCGTAGCAGCCTTCCTCTCCAGAAACAACGGAAGCACATACGAGCTAGTGAAACTGGAAGAGAAAGGGCAATCCTCGAACCACCCAGAATTCTTCTTAGACTCCAATGGTCAACCAGCCATTAGACTCTATGGTCACTCCAGCCTATACAATGTAGAGGTCATTTATACAAAATATGCTGGTGAAATCGGCAGTATACACAAGATGAATACAACTATCGAACAAACAGCAAAAGATGTGACCATTGAGGCGAGAGAGTATGCTGACGGCTTCAGGAATAACCTGATTGTGAATCCGACTGCAACAGGAAGCCTTGATTTGAAGATTGGAGAGAAGACTGAGGACTTCTGGGGGAATTCTTCGGCAACAGCCTTAGACACTATAGACTTCAAAGGAAATCTAGTTAATGCGTTAAGGATTCGTTCCTCTAGCAGTAACATGGTTACTAGTCCTTCTTTCAAAATCGACTCTAGTAAGGCATATGAGTTCTCAGCATGGGTCAAAAAGTCCTCGTCTGAGGGTAGAGTATATATCGGATTCTATGGTAGGGACGAAAACGACAACAGTAATTTGACTGGTTTTGAGTCATATAATAATTACAGTGGTGGAATGAGTAGTAGTGGTACAGGCAACCCTTATTTTGCTTATCCTTCTAGAGGAAATTCTCCAACAGATTGGGTGCAAGTAAAAGGCTATATACTTCCTTTAGGTACAGAAACTCCAATGAAGGAACTGGTTCCAGATTTGTCTGGATACACCCAATTCAACTTTAAAATGTTCCCTATCGTGAAGCAGCTACAGGTACGCTTCCTAAATTACGATAACACCTCACAACAGGATATGTGGGTAGTTAATCCGATGATTCAGGAAGTTTCTGAAGACTTGGTTAAAAAAGCCGCCCAAATAAAAGTCCAATCAGATAGCATCAGCCTACAGGTAAGAGACGACTTGGTGCATAAAAGCAATATTTTATCAGAGATTGAGTTGTCTGATGAAAATGTAAAAATCTCTGGAGACAAGATAAACCTTATTGGCGATGTGAATATGGTCGATGGTAAGACCTACATCGAAAATCTTTCATATGATAAGTCTAGAGGTGGAACAGCCCTATTCGGTGGTTCAGGGGAGAACGGTAAGATTGAAGTTCTTGATGCTGATGACCAATCCACATTCCTCCTAGATAGTGCTCAAACAGCAGGGTCTCACATGACGATAGGTGAACTGAGCGTAGAGACTATAAACAACCCGAATCTAGTTTCATACTCTGACGAAGATATGGAACTGTATGTAAGAGGAGACTCTTACGGCAACGACAGCAACTCTGGAAGAGACTTGTATGATGCTTTCGCCACACTAGGGAGAGCAATAGAAGAGATTCCTAAGATTTATGATGGCTTCTGTACAATCTGGATGAGGGGAACGGCCACAGAACAAGAAGACATTTATCTAGCAGGCCACACAGGACGAGGAACTATTGAGATATGTGGTAGCACAACAGGTACCGATGGAAGCCAAGTTTTATCGGATTCTCCTATTTCACTAAACAAATCCATTAACTTCGATAGCAACCTCATAAGATTTAACATGAGAAAACTCAGCTTGAACAACTCTGCTGGTAGTGTTGTAAGAGTAGAAAATAGCTCAGTCGGCCTATATACCTTTGAAATCAATGGGGGTGGAGGGAATACCGGGCTTTATGTCACTCGAAACGCATACTGTGAGTGGCGTGGAGGCAAATGTACCAATGTTCACAGGGGCATTCAGTCCCTATATGGCTCAAGGGTCTACTACACAGGGGTTGAAGGACATGCTAACCAGTACGGTACGGTTTCTTACTACGCCTCTACAATCGCAGGAAGTGGCTCAGGAATCACAGGTGACACAGCAAACCAGTCTACACAAAAAGGCTCTATTACAGAAGGTAGCTGGACTTACCCATCAGTATCTTCTCCAGCACCAGCACCGACAGTAACCACACATAAGAAGACATTTAACTCTTCTTATGCAGACCACTACTACCACAATAGCTGGGGATGGAACGGAACCTATATGGATGGATTCCCAATACAAGGACAGTGGAGTGGATACGCAATGAGGGACGGAGCTTGGTTCTTTGGCTCCACAATGCGTAATACCCTTCAAAGTAAAACAATCAAAAAGGTCAGAGTATATCTCGGAAGAACATCATATGGAACACAAGGTTACACAGGCAGAAGGAAGTTCACACTGAGAATGCACCAGCACAGTTCCAGACCGAGTGGAGCTCCAACCTTCACGGCTGGAACCTACACAAACTACCTAGAGATGGGTGAAAGAAAATGGTTCGATGTGACAAGCGCATTCAAATCTTATATCAATTCTGGTAGTTGGTACGGATTTGGTGTAAGTACAAACAGCACATCAAACTATGAATACATGGCTATGATGAAGAGCCTGAAAGTAGAGGTAACTTATGAAGACTAGTAATTTGTATTTCACTGATGAAAAGAGTGAAGTGAAAATTGCTTTTATGAATGTAAGCCTGTTCAAGAGCAGTCCTAATGAAGCACCAGAACAGGGCTATGATTACATAATTGAATCAGATGAAGGAGAAGCAAGGCTAGGGGGGTGCAAGTTGCAGCCTTCGGTCTTTTCTTCTGAGTTTGTATTTGAAGAAGGCAACATACTCACTATTGAAGATTTATCAGCAAGGCTAGATATTGAACAAGCCTTTCCGAAACCCATTGAAGAAAATGATGAGATGGAAGCACTTAAACAAAAAAATATAGAGCTTGAAGAAAAGCTTAATCAAATACTTCAAATGTTAGAGACTGGCTCAAGCTAGTCTCTTTTATATTGTTAAAAGGTTGTGAATAAAAATTGGAAGAGAAAGAGAAGACAGGCAGTTATGTAACAAAGTCTGAGATGTACAAGCATACTCACTCAATCCAGAATAAACTATCAGAAAAGATTCATGAAGTAGATGATAAGCATACTGATAAGAACAATGAATTGAGAGTTATGTTTGCTCAGATAAATGAGACCAATAAGCATATTGCTGAGAATACAAAGCGTACTGCTGAGTCACTTGAGAACTTCGGTGAAGAAGTGAAGAAGAATGCTTCTGAACTTGCAGATGAACTTAAGAGCACCAACTCAAAAGTCTCAGGTATAGCAATAAGAACAGAAAAACTTGAAGAGAACAAGGCTAGTCAAATAGCTATCTTAGTTGCTTGCATAGGTGGAGCATTAACACTTGCTGGCACTATTATCAGACCAATTATTGAATCATTCTTCATGTAGGAAGAGAAGGAGAAATACATATGAAAAGATTAAATATGATGAGCAGAAACTTTATGAATGATAGGGCTTTGATGATTCGAGTCACCGTGTTGTTCTATGCACTGGTGAATCAATTTCTCATAGCAGCTGGATATAGTCCATTGCCATTTGCTGAAGGTGAAGTAGAAGAGTTTGTTAGTATGTTGATTACCATGGCTTCGACAGTCTGGGTGGGGTATCGTAACACAAACCTGTCAGATGAAGCAGTGGCAGCTCAACATCAACTCGATGAGATGAAAATTGTGAGTAAGCAGGATAAATAACTATAAGGAGCTGAAGAATGAAATGAGTAAGAAAAAACTTAATCAAGAAGAGATTGAAAATGGAATCGGCGAAGATATTGATTTGGATGCAAGTGAAGTAGAAGATGCAGACCATGAAATGTTCTTCGGCTTTGCTCAAGAGACGGAGAATGAAGTCGATGATGAAGAACTAATTGCTGAGTATGAAAGATGCAAAGCAGAATGCGAAAACGAAAATCATAAACACTAATATCAATTCAATTGAGGCTCCTTCGGGAGTCTCTTTTTTATGGAAATTTTTAAGGAGACGATGAGAAATGAGTTATAAAATTGTAAATATGTTTGTACCTAGTAGTAAGTATAGAATTAAAGCCACATATGCGATGAGCCCTCAATACATCACAGTACATAATACAGCTAATACTGCTGCTGCCAGAAACGAAGTAGCCTATATGCGAAACAACAATAACATGACTTCTTATCATGTAGCCGTTGATGATAAAGAAGTTGTGCAAGCAATTCCATTTAATCGGGCAGCCTGGCATTGTGGAGATGGTCTCAATGGTACAGGAAACAGGAAGTCCATTGGTATTGAAATCTGTTATTCCATGGATGGCGGATATGCAGGAAACAAGTCTACAAGGTATAAGAAAGCTGAGGATAATGCTGCCCTTTATATTGCCCATGTGCTTAAACAGTATGGTTGGGGAGTAAACAGAGTTAAGCAACATTGGAATTGGTCTAGGAAGGACTGTCCTCATAAGATGCGTAATACTGGCACTTGGGATAACTTTATAAGGAAGGTTCAAGCAAATCTTGATAAGCTTAATGGTAAGAAGGCACCAGCTAAACCAAAAGCTTCTAAAACATCTACATACACCGTACAAAAAGGTGATTCCCTCTGGGCAATTGCAAGAGCCCACAATACTTCTGTAAGTAAATTGAAGTCCCTCAATGGTCTGAAATCCAATACAATAAAAGTTGGTCAAAAGTTGAAAGTAAGTGGTACAGCTAAGAAGACTTCCTCTAAGAAGACTACCGTTAACCTTTCCAAAGACAGAGGCAGGAGCAGCAAAGCTTACTTCAAAGGAACCATTGATACCAACCAGACTCATATAAGACACCGAAGAGGTTCCAGGAAGGTTGGATTCAACTGGAATGAAGACTCCAAACTCAGACTCAAGAAAGGTGATGTTGTCTATGTATATGAGATTCATGATGGCTGGTGCAGAATCTATACTGGCTCCAGGAGTGGCAAAGGCAGCAACCGCTGGGTCTGGGGAGAAAGAATCATAGTAACAAAAGTTTATAAATAACTCCTTCTATTAGAAGGTTTAATAATTAGCAAGATGATGATGATTGATGAAGATTGGACTGGATACTCTTTTGAGTGTTCAGTCCTTTTTTTGTGCCTAATTTTAAATATACGATGTTACACTATGGGAAAGGAGTGGATAAAATGTATGACCCTATGAATAAGATAAACAAGCTATTGACAGAGAATCAAAAGAACTTCAGGAAAATGAGTCAGGCTTTTAAACCAATCCAAAATAGTGTAGCCAAAGTCGCACGGAGTATTAATCAACACCAAGAAACCATAAACAAATATCTTGTTCATATCTATGAAGCTATTGAAGTTTTTGATTCAATAGACTTTGATGAATTGAATGACAGATTCTATAAGCAGTTGAGCAGTAACGGTTGGGCTGTAGTCTTGGAAATAGCATTTACAGATATGTTTACAATCATGGAATATGAAGATGAAGACGAAGATGGTGTAGATGAGCAACAACTAATGAAAATATTATATGGAGTATTTGAATACACTGAGGCAGATTTGGAAGCCAACTTATGTAGATTTTTGGGGGAAAACAATACGACCTTCATTAATAAACAGTTCACCTTGATGAGGTTGGGCTACAGACTGAATTCCATTCCTGTATTAATCATATTGGTTGAAAAGACCATTAAAAAACTTGCTGATAAAGATGGGAAAATTGTTAGTAATTCGGAAATAAAAGGTCTTTTAGAAGAACAAATAGACAAGCTCATTAATGAAGAGACAGAAGATGAGGAGAAACAGAAACTCATCGACACCTACACTGAAGCTTTCAAAAACAACATAAAAATAATTGAAAACACATTTAATTTCTACAACCAAGAAAAGCCCCATAAGACAACGGGGATTCGTGAGATGGGCATAATAAACAGAAACCAAGTTTTCCATACAGCCATAGATTTGGATGAAGCTAATGAAATCCATTTCTACAAACTCTATTTCATATTGATGTTCCTTATGGAGATTCG